CGATCCCGGTTACGGTAGACCCGCATACCTAACAAGTTACGAGTTAGACGCCTTCGGTATTGACGACGGCGCATATTCTGCCTAGTGCAGTCAATGCAAGGGCAAATATCCTCCTGCGTGATCGAACTCCCCGTAGTTCTACGCATTCTCTCAACAAAGTACGCAGAAACCAGATGCAACTCCCGATTAGTCTCTTCGTCTGTCATCCCGTCGCAGAATTGACGTACCCCAGACTTGAACACTTCCCAACCTTCGAGCGTCGCCACAAACGGCAACGGTTCCGGATAATCACATGCTCGCAATGTACCGGTATCAGCGAAAAAATGTAGAACCCCCGATACCCCGGTATGTTTCACTCCTAGACTCTGGTCGCAATAAGATGCGAATGCAGGAGCCATTGCACAGCCTCTTAGCCACTCAACTAGAGCTTCACCAGAGTAGTACCTGTCAGCAGGCACTAATAAGTCGCCTTCGCACTGCACGTATAAAACGTCCGCAAACATTAGTTCGCGGTCTCTTAATTCAGACATTTTTGTTTCCCTTGCGCTAACGTCTCCGAGGGTTCGCGCCCTTCCCCGGACAAACCACGACGAACAGTTAAACCCTATCTACTCCCGATGCCTTACGGAAGAGAGATTCATTAAATCTTGCGTTACCGGCCTTGAATTGAATGCAAAGTACGTCCACGAGAACGAGCATAGCCGACGCATGAGAAGGAGAGAGGCGAGCAATAGAGCCGATAGCTTGAGCAATCAAAATGTAATGCTTGCGGCTCATTCCCATGAGTCCTCGACAGATGTAACCAAGAGTGCAAGCCCCACGCCAACGGCGAGGCCCAGCACCACACACGACAGTAAAGTAATCATCCTAGATAGCATATCATATACAGTGATAGCTTGTCAAATACCCATTTTAGCCAGTTCCTACCTCTCGGATGCCGTCGAGCTTGCGTTATCACCTCAATTCTCACTTGCATCGTGCTCGATTCACCCCAAAGTACAGTCTCCGCCGAGCCGAATGAAGGCGAAAGCAAGCGCAAAGTATCAGCTACCCCTACACATTTTCACCCGTTCACATATGAAACACCCCAGGGGGGAGGGTAACAGTGGAGCGATTTTGGGGAGGGGCCTATAGGTCATTCAATGAAAAACCAAACCAATTTCCAATTTCAGTTCCAAACACCGATCCAGATTTAGAAAAGCAATAGATTTACAGATTAGTTACCTAGTATTATTACGAGGTTATCACTCCATCCTAATTAAGAGTAGCGCAGGTAAGTTAATCGTGATTCATTTTGGGAGACAGAACCAATAAGAGTAATTCGTTATTCTCTTTAGGACGGGTTCTCTTCTTGCGTCTTTCCAAGTTTCGTTGTCTCAGGGCGTCTCGCTCTTGCTATCAGGGGAGCGTGGAACCGATCTAGCGTACCCGATCTGTCAAGTTTTTTTCTTCGTTTTCTTCAAGATTCGTGTTCTCATGTTGCATAATCATGTATGGAAAAGGAAATAGAGAATTTAATCGCAAAAATGAAGTTCCTCCACGGGATTACGAAAAAACAGAATCCTGCCGACGATCTTATGTTTGGGATTTCTATGGGTCAGGCACATATCTGCGATATGGTTCGGGAAGACTTGGAAAGGATATTGAAAAATGGAAGAGAAAATTCAGAATTACATTAAGAAGTTGTCCGATTTGTATTTCGATGCTTGCGCGGAGTCATTAGCAACCCATAGGAAATGGAACATAGAAGAGGGGCCGGTTCCTATCCCGAAATACGTAAGAGATGCGGCGGCAATTCGGGCAACCGTGCTCGGGGAAATAATTGCAGACTTGCAAGCGGAGTGTGCCGAATGAAGCCGTGGGCAGAAAAGTTATCCTACGTGTCTCTTATTTCGTCGGCGCTACTCATGTGGCTTGGGATATATCTCAAGTACAAGGTTGGAGCCGGTTTCTTTATCGTCGGTTGCGTCGATATTGTGTCGTGCTACACGATTGTAGGGTTATGGGGGCTGGCGGCACAAAATGAACCCTAGTTTAGACTTAGAAAGGTTGCACCCACCAGGGTCCAAGTTGCCACAAGAGTTCTTGGGGCGCATGGACGTTGTCCTAGAGTTAATATCACGTGGTATGCCTATCGGCCATGCGTGTGCGTCCGCAGGGGTGCGCCGAAAAGACTTCGATTATGTGCGCAAGCACCACGAGGAATTGTCGGACAAGATCGCAAAGGCTCAGACAGAAGCAGTTGAAATGTACCTCGACCGCATTGCGTCGGCGGGGGTCAAACAGGTCAAGAAGAAAACCGTCGTCAGCGGAAAAGGGACGATGGAAATTGAAGAGGAAGTGCTAGGCGACTGGAGAGCGTCTACATGGCTACTTGAAAGATTTGACCGGGAGAACTTTGGTCCGGTGGCCGGGGGTGTCACTGTCAATGTAGAAGTTTCATCAATGATTCAGGAGACAATCAAGGCAATCCAGGGTCAGGATGCTAAAATGGAAGTACAAGATGCGGAATTCACCGAAATCAAAACAGAACAAGCTGGCGGCACCACTGGCACAGACTAATTCATTTCAAGTGCCGGTTACCAGTAAAGAAACTCCACAGGGCGTCAAGGCTCGACTTGCGGAAATGGCACAGTCGTTTGCAAATTACCTCGGAGGAGGTGCCGCAATCGACCCAAGGCAGTTTGGTCGTACTGGCGAAGCTCGATTTACTTCTCCGTCGCAGGGCGCAGTCAAGATGCCTTACGGCCCGAATGCGGCCCTTGCGATTCGATACGACGAGGTTGACTATGACACGTATGATAAGGTACGCTTTTATCCTGTTCTGCGCGATTGCGTTAATGTTGTAGTGTCTGCTGTTAGTCGCGCTGGATGCCATTTTGTCTCGCCTAACGACCAAGCGGTCCAGTTGGCGGCAGTATTGGTTCGGCCCCACATACGAGGGCTAACCGAAAACCTGACACGTGGAGCATTGCAATTTGGGAATCAAGTCGCAGAAAAAGTCGAAGAGTACAAGTACAATGTCCGGACCTCCACGTCACAGTCAGACTCGGGGATTGAAGAATATATTTTCCCCTACGCAGTTGGATTTAAGAAATTTGTATACTTCGATCCCAGCGACACAATTTTGTGTGTTGACCCATTCACAGGAGACTTTGGAGGAATTAAACAGTACGTTCCAGCGATGGCAGGACGAATTGACATTCCAGCTTCAAAGCTTGTTCACTACGTCAACGACCGTGAATTCGACTCCTTGTACGGATTTGCCCAAACAAAGTCTTCAATCCCATTTGTACGCCTAGCGGAGCGTCTGTACGACGACATGGCTAAGTGGGCTGACCTTTATGGTGCGCCATACAAAGTAGGTAAATTCCGTCCAGGATTTACTGCTACGGGCCAAGTGGACGCCAATGGCATTCCACAGAGGGTCGATAACAAAGACATCATGATGGGTATTCTTGACGGGCTCGACTCCGGAGCATCTGTCGCGTACGCATCTGAGTTTGACCCGCAGACAAGCAAGGAATATTGGGGTATTGACCTCCTGGAAGTAAAGGGTGACGGTGCCCAGCATTACGTGGAGATGATTAAGCATATTAACGACATGATTCGTACGTCGTTCGGTATCCCGGGATATGCAACCAGCGAGTCTCCAGACCGAGGAACCTACACGCTAGGAAAGTCCATGATCGACTTGTTCTTGCGCCAGGTCAATGCTCGCCTCGACGGGCTCAAGCAGGTTATCGACCAGCAAATTCTGGCCCCTTGGAATCGCTTGAACTTTGGCGACGGTGCTCCTCCTATCGTTATTGAATTTGAGCCACCTGACGTGGACCCAAGCCTCATGCTTATGACGGCAATTATTCAGTCAGCGGCATCCGGTAAACCACTTATGGACGGCAACGGTAACCAGATTGGAATTGACTGGGCCTATATCCTTCAAAGTGTAGGCATCCCGTACATGATTCAAAAAGCTGGAAGCCTCGGGGTGATTTCACCAGAATCGGTAGACCCGACCAACCAGCAGGAAATTTCGGGGGAACCGGCAGGTGCGGCTCCCCCTTGAGGATAAATGGAAAATCTAACGTTTGAAGAAGCTGTCCCCCACGTTATCGAACAAGTGGGGGATATTTTGAAGTCAAAACCCATGCAAATCTCGCTTTGGCGGGTTAGCGAAGGTACATTGATTGTATGGTTTGATCCGGAGCAAGGAAGGTTCCTGAACCGGGGAGTACCAGACGGGGAGTAAAAATGGAAAATGAACAAGAAGTAGTCCTATCCGAGTGGGACGCATCTGAATTCAAGTGCAAGGCGTGTCGCCAGCCAATGAGCGGACACCCTGGGCATGAAACACTTTGCAAACAAAATCAGCAGATGGTAGATGCATTATTGAAAATCCTGTCCATCTTGCGAAATTCGACACAGACGCGTCGGTTATCAGACGCACGATTGATTGAAAAATTAGCAAGCGATACGCTTGTAGGGAAGTGGCATGGATAATACAAAAAGATTTGAGACAGTTCTTAGTGCAGTGGTCGATATTGTTAAGCGCAATCGCGCCGCCAACGGGAAAGGTCCAATGGTGGACGGCGACACTGAAATTGCCATTCTTCATGATGCGATTGTCGTGTTTTCAATGGAACAGACCGGACTTGACCAGTTTAGGTTGTCCGTAAGCGTTACTGATAGGCTAGTAAGCGATTGCAAGCACCTGGCGTTTGGGTTTGGTGACAACTAATGCAAGTACAATTTCAGTACATCGAAGACGATAAGGGCAGACTTGCGGTTCTTCCTACCGGAGAGCGCCTAGAGCGCAGTGTGGCATTTGCCAAGAAGTCCGGGCTTGACACCGACGCGTACGTCAAAAATCAGGAGGATTTGCTAAAGGCGGCACGTGACAGCGGCTCCCTAAAAGAGCTAGTAGTCGATATTAAACCGTACACCTACGGTCAAAAAATCGAAGCGGCGCGGGTGTCGACAACTGTGTCACAGGGAGAGTTCAGGCTCGACCAATCACGGATGAACTTAGAGCTAATCATGGCCTCAACGGGTATGGATCGAGCGGCGGTAGAAAATTTATCACCGCTCATGGCTCAAGCAATTTTCGAGGAAGTTCAGTTTGCGTCGGAACCTGACCCAGATCGGCTACTTTTTTTGTTGGAGTCGCCTACCGCTGGGGAAGTGAAGGGGCACAAAAAGACGAAATAGTTCAAGCCGAGGTCGCATTATTCGATGCGTACCTCGGGAAACTATGGGAACCAAATATCATGACAATGCCGTATGCAGTTGCCGCCTACTTCATGGCTATGAACCGTGAGTACCGGGCCGCACAATTAAACTCAGCCCCCGAAAGAGGCAACGATGAATAAGCGTTGGTTCGTGCGTGTCGTCTGGGCATCGGGCGAGTCTGTCATCTTTTCCAAGGATGGAAAACGGATGCTATTCAAAAGCAAGACAAAGGCCGACGATCTTGTTGGGTTGCTCAAGACAATTTATCCTGACTCCCAATATCGTTCCATTACTTGCGAGGAATGGTTACTGTAATGGCAGATTCAGCAATGGTCGCGCAAGCAATCGCGGATGCCATTTCAGACCAAAAGAGCTACATTAATGCCCTTTTACTGGAAGCTGGCCCCTATGAGTTGCAATTTGTGTTGCCTTATTGGAAGGCGGCTCCTGACGGTAACAGTTATCCGCTCATCATGATTCAGCATATTTCCGAGGATTACGACTGGTATTCGATGCCAAATAACTATTTGACTCAATTCCAATTCGATATTTACGGAATGATTCGCGGCACAGAGCCCGAAGTGCTGGCAAGGTCGGTGGAAAAGCTGGCCGCTGGCATCAAAGATGTCCTACTTCAACGGAGCATGTCATTAAATATGTCAGACGGCGAAGTAGTCGTTTACGTTAACGCCAACGGTCGAGCATATTGTCCAGTTCAGGATACGAGATACATCGAAGTATTGTCAAATCAAGGAATGTTATCTCGCGGGTTCCGAATGCGGTTCAAATGCTCCGTTATTACTCAAGCACAGGATGAATTAGCTTATGTCAACAGTCAAATCAAACCAAACGAAATCTAAAGAACCCGAAACTGAGAGTGTCTTATCTCCAGTGGAGGTTCCAGAGGGTCACATTACGACTCATTTGCACCTTTCAGAATACGCTCTGATCCTCTTAATGCGAAGGCTCAAGCAAGGCTATTTGAGCATGATAACCATCAAAAATGGCTTACCGATGACGGTAGAAAAGATTGAGCAGAGGACTCAACTCGACAATCCAGACAACATTTCACGCATGTTTGAGATTGAAGGTGGATTTTTCCCTCTTGGAAGAGGGTAAAGTATTCGAGGTAGGAAAATTATGAAGACAATTACAACTTTTCTCGCAATGTCCGCAATCGTCGCTGGCGCAAGTGCTCAGTCGTTTACTGTAACCATTCCCAAGGATGCTCCAGTTCGACCGGCAATCTACATGGATTTCAAGACTCACCAGTGCGGCCCGATTTTGATGACACGCATCGACCAACTCAAGAAATTTGGCCTCGACTTGTCAGCAATCGTAGGCACCACTAGCGACAATCCTCGATTTTCAAACTTTACGGGCATGACAGGATTTTCATTGACCGGCTCATGGACGCTCCCACAGACTCCTTATATTGGAACGTTGGGTGCGGCAGTGACAATGAATACCGGAAAGCAACTAAGCACAGGCATTGTTGCCACGCTCGGCGTTAAATTCTAAGCCCACTTTGAATCCCCACCTATTTTTAGGTGGGGATTTTGTGTTTTATGAGTCTTGTTTTGAAGATAGTGTATAATTTTAGTTGGTAGTGGCCTTAATACGCAGAACACCAAACCACGATCATGAGTGCATAGCCAGAAATCAATATATTTTCTATCAAATATCCCCGTCAAGGATAAGGATGGGTTATTTCGCATTCAAGTCCTTAAAACGGGCGATTGGAAGTATTCCGAGGACGAAGACGGTAACGAAGACACTCTGATCGTTACATCAGCGTTGCTCCAGGAACTGAAATCCAACTTCGAGTCGCAGGTTTATTACCCTGTGCCTATCGACGGGCCCGTACAGCGCACACCAGAGGAGACTCCGGGTAAGGCGCATTCTAACAGTGACCGACATGATTGCGGGTTTATCCGTGCGCTGGAGCTATCTGACGACCAGCAGGGCTTGTATGCCTACATAGAGCTAACGTCGCCAGACATTACCAAGATGGTTGATGAAGGCAGTCTTGCTTTTTGCTCGTCAGAACTATTTTTTAACTGGGAGAACCCAGCTACCCGTAAGCCTGAAAACGTGCTTTCCGGGCTCGGGCTCACTAATCGTCCATTCATCAAGGGTATGGAACCTGCGATGCGCGTCCTAAACTTGTCGGAATTCTCGGTCGCAACCGAGAGAGGTAACCAATCAATGCCAAATGAAATTGAAACCCTGAAAGCCGCACTTGCTAAGGCCGAAAAGGAAGCCGCTAAAGTGGTTACCTTGTCGGAAGAGGCAAATAAGGCGAAACAGGCAAATATCTCGCTTGCCGAGAAAATTAAGCAGTACGAACTGCGCGAAATTCAGACTAAACGAGCCGTAGAGCTTGACAAGTTTGGTGGAGTGTTGTCAAACGCGATGGAAAAGCGAGGAGCTTTGACTCCTCAAGCCGCCTTGCAGTTTGCCAAGCTTGCCGAAACTATCATCAATAGTGGTATGCGAGTGGTCGAACTAGCCGAAGAAGCCGAAGGTGATACTGGGTCAATTTATCGTCAGGGAACCGGCGGTATTCGAAAGTGCGATCTAATCGACATGCTTACGGAGACGATTAACTCGCTTCCGGGTGATGTCGTTCACGTTCAGCCAACCGGTAAGGCTTATAGCGACGAGGATGCAGACCTTGACGAAGACGGCCAGATGGAGATGGGTGATGCAGATGGAGATAAGGAAAAGCCAACTCCATTTGACGGCGCACACAAGTCCAAAAGTCTTTCGGAGCGATTCCAGCCTGTCCAGGCCCGGGACCGTAAACCAAAGAACGCAGAGTTCTTCTTGAGTGAAGCCAAGAAACTTGCCCAGGCAAGTAAAGTCGGCCAAGATGTCGCATTGCGCGAAGTCTTGAAGAAGCACGGTATCAGAAACATGTCGGAGGTGCCTAACTAATGGCCTTTACACAACAGGTTTGGGAACAGCCAATTAAAGACGCTATCGTAGGAGGTATCTACTACGACAATCTTAACAGTGGTCAGCCCCTTGCCGCATTCTCTTCGGTAAGCCTTGGCAATGCAACGGACGTAACGAATGCGATTGCGGCTGGTATTCAGGGAGCCGCACTTGGCAACCTGTACGTTCCCACTCCAGTATCCGCAGGTCTTCCGACTCGCCGAATCGTTGGTATCGCAATGGGTTCCACTTATAGCGGTAAGTCGATCTCGGTTGTGACGAAGGGTATTTTCCCTGCGATCTGCAATGAGGCGGTTACGGCTGATACGCGATTGTTCCACGTCGCCAACGTGAGCCGAACAAATGCGCAGACTCCGTTGACCAACTTGCCACGAATCCTTTTGGGCGTCATGTCACTTCCAAGTGGCACACCAACTCTTACGTACAACGTGGGATTGGTTAACGACACGGCAGTTGTTCCGCAGTCAACTGGCACTAATGTATTGTATTTCCCATTGGGTTATGCGCTTACCACGACAACGGCACAGTACGATTTGGTTCCGGTCGCACTCGATACGGCACCGTTCTACGCATAAGGAGATATTGAAGAAACATGCCTAATTCAGTCGCATCAGGTTACAATAAACTCCTGAGCAATATGTCGGTTCTGTATAAGAACCACCGGTTTATCGCCGACGAGGTTTGGAAGCCACTTAAAGTTAAGATGGCGACCGGTAACTACCTCAGATTCGATAAGACGCTGTACGACTACACGAATACCTACCGAGGTGTTCGCCAAGAGTCAGTCAGTGCAGACTTCGGTTGGACAAACGACGTATATGCTTTGGACCGACACGCATTCTCCACGTTCGTCTATGACGACGAGCAGAATGAAGTTGACGACGAAGTTGATCTTTCGGTTGTCGCCGTCCAGTTCGTGAAGGAGAAGCTTCTTCTTGAGCAGGAGATTATTTCGTTCGGTTCAGCTAGTCCGCTCAATACGGCTAGTCAGAACTCCGGTAGCACGACTCTAGACTTGTCTACAGCCGCAACTGCCGACTGGAAGACTCCTCTTGCTGTTGCGGTACGAGCCATTGAACTTGCCGCTGGTGTCAGCCCCAACATGCTCGTCATGCACCCTGACACGATGCGCGCAATCGTCTTGACGACCCAGTATCAGGAAAGCGTCAAGTACGTTGTTCCAACGGTCGAGATTGGCGGTTTGATGCTTCCCCAGAACTTGCTCGGCATCCAAGTCAAGTACGTTCAGGCAATCGCTAACACCAATAACGACGGTCAAGCGACCTCTAACACTCGTATCATGCCAGATAATATCTGGGTCGGATACGTCGCTCCTCAGCCAATGCAGAAGTATGTTCTTACAT